CCGGCGAGCAGCTCGACGGTCTCCTCGGAGGGCGGAGTCTCGACCACCGCCGGAGCGGCAGTGTTGTCGACCAGCTCGAACTTGGCGTGTTCGACGGTCATGCTCGTGGTCGCAGGGGCAGCCGCCGGGGCTGCCTTCGGGGTCTTCGTGTCAGCCATTACGGCTCCTTACATGGGTGGGACCGCGCCCTGCTCCGGGGCGGCCTGGGGTTGGTTCATGCTGTCGGCGACGCCCTTGGCGATCTGCGGGGCAGCGGCCTGGGCGGCTTGGTTCGCCATCTCGGCCTGCTTCTCCTGGGCGACCTGATCGGCACCCTTGATGAGCGAGCCCACGTCCTCGATCCCGAAGGCCGAAGCGAAGCGCTTGCCGACCTCGGAGGGGTCCGTGATCTGCGCGATGACGGCGGGCCCGAAGGCTGCCGACATCTCCGCCATCCACATCTTCAGCTTGTTGGCAGCCGCGTTGCGGCCCATCGCCTCGAAGCCCGTGACGACGGTCGGTTGGACCGTCTTGGGCAGCTCCGGCGCTTCGCCGTTGCGGATCAGGATGTAGAGGATGCGGCGGATCAGGGGGAGCTGGAACTCCGCCGAGAGGACCGTGTAGACGCCACCGAGGACGTTCTCCAGCTCCTGCGCCATCGCCCGGATTTCCTCGGCGGTGACGCGCTCAGCGTTCCGAACGGTGCCTGACTGGAGCATGAAGGCATGCGACAGGCGCATCTCAAGCCGGTCGGCCACCGTGTTGGCGACCGAGAAGTCCATACTCTTGTCGAGCTGCAGCGCCTTGATCTTGTCGACGTAGCCGGTGACGTAATCGCCGGTCTCCGCAGCATTGAGCTCTTCGATGTCGATCATCGCATTCGGATCGACGATGTTCACGATCCGCGAGGCCACCGCAGCGAACTGGATGATCGCCTTGGAGAGGTCCTCCAGGGACATCAGGTCGCCGACGTACTCGGAGACATGCGCGCGGCCCCAGTCGGAGCCGGGGATCGCCTGCCAGCGCAACGCCATCCAGCCCGCGCTTTCCCGAGGAGCCTTGCCCTCGGAACCGGGCACGATGATGCCGTTGATTTCCTGATAGTGGACCGTGTCGTCGCCGTTACGCTTGATGTGCGTGTACAGGTCGACGAGCTTCTCGTTCTCCTTGCCGGGCTCGACCTCGACCTTGCAGGCCGCGCGAACATCCTCGGCGAGGGCGGAGGGATAGACCCGCTCCTTGATGACCCCTTCGATCAGGCCGCCGCGCTCGTCCCGCAGGACGACGTATTGGTCCATACGGAACATCCGGGGAGGCCCGCCATCGAGCGGGAAGTAGACCAAGGCATTGCCAGCGACGACCAGATGGCGAAGCGCCTCCATGAAGACCGGGCGGGAAGCCGAGGTCTCGACGAGGAGGTGCGCCTTGGCGCTGATCCGGTTGAGCGCCTCTTCAGCGCCCGAGAGGTTCTCCCCCAGCTCGCGCGCGGTGTCCTCGTGGATCGAGAGGCGCGCAAAGTGCTGGTCGGGCGGGAACAGGGTGACGAGAAGCCAAGCTGCGAGGTTGTTCACGCAGCGGGCCCCGAGGGACTGGTAGGGCTGCGAGAAGGTGCTGTTGGAGTCCTGGCCGTCCTCGGGGATTAGGCCGGGGATCGTCAGGGCAGAGTTGGAGCGCGCACGCTCCAGCGCCGTCTGGCGCGAGGTCGAGAGCTGGGTGTACCGCGCCTTGGCGACGGGCTCCAGCTTCGTATCGGTGGAGGCCACTGAGGTCCCTTAGTAGGCCGTCGACTTGCTGATCCGACCGCCCGAGCCGACACCCCCGCCCCCAACGGGCGTGATCTTCTGGATGACGGGCTGCACAGGAGGCAGCGCCGCGCCGAAGGTATAAGGTGTCGGGGCGGTCGCGGGGGGAGCCGCCGAAGCGGCCCCACTCCCCGCGCGCTCGATGCGCAGGCTGGAGCGGCCCTTGCGCAGAGCCTTGGTAACTGGATCAACGCCGTCGAGGTACGGGTTGCGGATGATGGCCGGATCAGGCGTCTTCGCTGATGCGTCCGTCGAGGAAACTTTGGGGGTCTTGACGATGCACATCAGCGCCGACGCTCCTTGCGGACGACATCGCGCTTGGCTGCGTCACGCCAGTGATTGAGGAACAGGACAAGCTCTCGCTTGCCCGCCTGCCGCTGGATCGACTCCATGCTCTCCCCGGCTTCCGGCACCCGTTCGGGGACCAGACGGTTCAGCTCGTCGACCAGCGCGACGGCTGAGTCTGGGAATTTCATGAAGGGGGCGGCGCTCCGCGAAAAAATAGGGGCCGCTCAAGCCGACGCGCAGGGCGTTCAGCGAGCGGCCCCTTGAAGGAAACCAAAGGAGGTGCAGAGGATCTCCGTCAGGTAACCCTGAAAAAGGTTTCCCTGCTCCAAGAGTCCTGACTAATTGGCCCCTTCGACTAGGAGGCACGCATGGGGGAAATCGTTGGGGCGCTGATCGCCTCGTTCTTGCTGACGAGGCTGGGCCTCTGGGCGACCAGAAAGATGACCAGCCCGGAAAGGCTGACCATCTCTCATGGTGGCGCACTGGTTGCGGCCGGTACGCTGTACGGCTTCGGGGCAGCCGACGGCGGCCCGTTCGTGTGGTCAGGCTACCTCCTGTACGGCCTCCCGACCGCACTGTGGTACGCCGTAGACGCCGCGCGGCTCAGCCGCCGAGCGCGTCAGGAGTCCAACGCCTGATCCGCGAGCCATCCATGTCGGAGTGCTTCAGGATGCGGGCGAGGTTGACCTGAACGACCGCGTCGTCCTCGGTCAGGCCTGACTTCTCGTAGAGGGCCACGATCCGCTGCCAGCGGGTCTCGTCGCCGTCGTCGCGGTGATCCCACTCCATCACGATCTGGCCCTTGCGGGGCCCTCGCTTGAACTCGCGGGCCCACTGAAACCAGTAGCGATGGTCAAGGACCTCGTCCGCCGCCTTCGGGCCCGCGCCGGGGCACCCAGGGTAGCCGTCGGTCTGGTCCCCGCAGATGGCCTGCCAGAGCATGAACCGCTCCGCAGCCTCGGGCTCGATCGTGCGGACTTTCTTGTCCCGGTTCGGGTTGAACAGCAGGCCGGGGACGGTCTGCATGTCCTTGTCCTGCGAGACGATGATCCGGTCCCCCGCGTGCGGCTCGGTGGACAGGATGCCCATCACGTCGTCGGCCTCCAGGCGGGCCCGGAGCTGCGTCGGATAGGTGGCCTGCAGCCACTCCTTCACGTCGTAGAGGTGTTCCGGTCGGACGGTGTCGGCCCGGTTGCCCTTGTAGGCCGGGTAGAAGTCCTTCCGGAAGTTGCTGAAGTCGTCCGACAGGCAGACGATGAAGTCTGTGGCGGACAGCTCGGAAACGAGCGCGTCGATCTGTTCTCGGGCGTGCTTCTTGGCGGCGTCGAAGTCAGCCGCGCAAGATTGAACGCCGTCGCCCCAGTCGATCCGCTGCTCGTTCGACGCCGATGCCCGATAGGCGATGATGTCGGCGTCGATGAGAAGCGTGCGGCTCAATCGGTGCTGTCGATGACCCAGGCGAGGACCATCAAGCCGAGTAGAGCCACCACCACGCCGCCGAGGGCGGCGAGGAAGTATGCGACGACGTCGGGCATCAGCGTCGGAACAGCTCGACGATGCCGACGAGCGCGAGGGTCGTGGCAGCCAGGGCGGCTGCGATCAGGATACGCTTCATGGTTTGCTCCGGTTGTGAAGGGTGTTGCGGATCAGCGTCGAGGCACTGGCATGCGTTGAGTCCTGCCCCGCCCAGTGGTCGTCGAGGTCCATTTCGAGGTCGTCGAAATCGTCGGCGCAGAGGATGTCCTTCGCGCGCTCCTTGAGGGCGAAGTATTCGTCCGCCGCTCGACGGAGCTGAAGCGCCGCGAGTGTGGTCCATTCCAGCTTCAGCTCGAGTTGGCCGATCTTGAGGGAGAGGTAGCGGGTGACGATGGTGCGAAAGCCGGGACCGCTGCGGCTGCAGCCGGTGCGAAGCCGGATCATTCCGTCTTCTCCGCCCGGCACTTTGCGCACTCGTAGTAGGTCGTGGAGGAGCCTCGGGGGTCGTACCCGGTCTCCTTCCAGTCGTGCGTACAAACGCTCTGCAGGGCGCGGATCGCAGCCTGCAGGCGATTACGCTCGTCCTCGACCACGATCAGGCGAGCGCGAAGCTCCTTGATTGCCTCATCCATCAGAAGATCGCCCACCAAGGCTTCTTGGTGACCTTCTTCTCGGCCTCGCGGTCCCGCTTCTCGCAGGCGGTGACGATGTCGTACTGGGCCCGCTTGTCGACGTTGGCCTTGTCGAGCTGGCCGGTCTGGGCGTCGGCGAAGACGACCCACGATCCGGCGGAGCCGTCAGCGGGGAGCTGCGCCCCCGGCGTCGGGTCCACCAACGACTTCGGCACCAGGGTCGAGCAGTCGCTGGCAGGACGGTTGTAGACGATATGCGTCGCGCAGGCAGATAGCGCGAAGGCCGGTGTTATGAAGATCAACATCGACTGGAGCAGTCGCTCCAGAAGCGGCGAGGATCGCATCGCGGTTTCCTTGAGTGACGACGTCGATCCGACCGTGGGCGGCCTGGGTGTCGACGACGATCTGGACGGTGTCCTGCGCGGCGGCCTTCGAGGCCTCGGCAGTGGCGGCGGTGGCGGTGGCCACGGCGGTTTCCTTCCGGGCCCGCGAGGGGGCCGTGAGGAACCAGTAGAGAGCGGCGACGGCGGCCAGCGCCGCGATGCCGATGAGGATGTTGCGGATCATGCGATGACGATCCTCGCCGGGATCAGCTCACCATCGGTCCTGGGGTTGCGGGGGTTCACGAACCGCTTGGAACCCCAGCCGATCAGCTTGGCTTCCTGAAGCTCGTTGGTCCGCCACCCGCCTTCCTTCTCGTAGAGGCCGTGGGTCGCGTCGTGGTAGCGAAAGACGTAGCGCTGCACGCTCATTGGTAGAGGCTCCTGAGTTTGTGAGCGTCCCGTTCGAGGTCTGTCGCGAAGGCCTCCACGTCCAAGCTGGTGAGCTGGTGGAGGTCCTTGCGTCCGCCCTTCCAGGGCACGTCGATGGGCCGACCGGATTTGCGGATGCCAGCGGCCATCCGCCGAAGGACCGATGCTTGGTCCTCCAGGTCGATTGCGAGCGATGACGAGCGCATCAGCGTCTCCGTTCGATGAAGTCGAGGGTGCCGATGGGGTCGGCGGCGAAGTGCTTGCCGAGCTTGTCGGCGTCCTCCCGCAGGAGAAGCGTGCCCGAGGTCAGCAGCACCTTGCGACCGGCGAGGATGCGGTAGCGAAAGCCGCCGCGATCCCCGTCGATCACGTCATGGGTGAGCTTGGTCACTTGGGCTCGGTCAGCGCCTTCATGCCCAGCGCCGCGCCGATGGCGGCCAGCACGAGACCAGCGCCGGTCCCATAGGCGGTGGGGTCCCACGCCTGCTCAAGGTGGACCAGAGCCCACCCCGAGTTGACGATGAACTGGATGCCCATGAGGGCTCCCAGGATGCGGACGATGTCGGGCGTGTGGTTGTCGCTCCCCGTAAGGAGCCGATGCAGCCACGAGCCGGTGGCTTGGATGATCTTCATGGGGTCTCCTGTGGGGAGTTGGCGAGGACGTAGGTGAGGATGCGGGCCAGCTCCTCGGGGGTGCTGTCCGACTTGATGCGGTTCGCCCGGTTCGAGATGACGCGGACGTTGCCCCGCACGTAGCCGCGCCGGGGGACGATGCGGTCGAGCGAGGGGGAATTGTCGAGGCCTCCTTCGAGGCCCCGCTGCAGCACGATGCCCAAGATCGGGCACCGCTTGGGGATCACGATGTCCGTGAAGGTCAGGTTGAAGGGCACCCCCTTCCGCTTGGCCCGGTATCGGGCGGCGGAAAGGAGTGCCTTCTCGGGACTTGGTGACAACGGAACCCGCTTCACGCGGTCGGTCATCAGTGGCTGTCGGCCCAGTTGTGGCCCTTGTCGAAGGAGCCAGCGAGCGGGCAGCGGAGGTTGAAGGCCACGCCCGCATCGCGGATCGCGTCCTTGCCCATCTGGCCGATTTCCTCGGCGAGATGCTCCGGCACCTCCATCTGGAACTCGTCGTGGATGTTCGCGACGAAGCCCATCACGTCGTCCCCGCGCCGCAGCTCACCAGTGACGAGGTCTGGGACCCATCCCTGTTCGAGCAGCCGGTTGAAGAGGATGACGAGCGCCTTCTTCATGACGATGGCACCGCCGCCCTGCAGCAGGGTGTTCAGCGCCGAGTGAGCTGAGCGGACGCGCAGCTTCGACCCGTCGACCGTCGGCAGGAAGCCGCTCTTCGCCAGACGCTGGACCTTGCGCTGCAGCTCGCCGAGAGCCGGGAGGCCTTCCTCGACGCGCATGCGGGCGCGCTTACCGAGCAGAGCGATGGCCCGCTCCCTCTTCTGCCCTGCAGGATGCTTGGCGTTGAACGCCTCGCGCTGCGCAGCAGTGAAGTCTTCGTAGATGACCATGCCCAGCTTGAGCAGGCCAGCGCCGTAGAGGTAGGCGTAAATCCAGGTCTTCGCGGAATTGCGGCTGTTGAGCCGGATCAGCCGCTGATTGACCGTGTGGACGTCGGTGCCGTCTTCCTTGACGCCGTTGACGACCGTGTCGACGTAAGCGCCGCCGTCGTACTTGGCCATGTAGTGGCCGAGCATGCGCAGCTCCAAGCCCTCGGCGTCGCAGCCGCAGAGCATCATGCCCACAGCGACGATGAAGAGGGCACGGCACTCGCGGCCATACGGGACGACGCCACGGGCGTTCACCAGCGACGGCACCTGGGCCATGTTCGGGTCCCAGTGCGTCATCCGGCGGGTGATCGCACCGAGGGTGCTGACCTTGCCGTGGATGCGCCCGTCGGCGGCGATCTTCTTCAACCAGGCGTTGTCGCCATCGGCGAGCTGGCCGATCCGCTTGTCGACAGTTAGGTAGTCGACGAGGAGCCGGGCCGCCGGGATGTGATCCAGCGAGCCCAGCGTCGTTTCGTCGACCTTGGGGTGCCCCTTTTCGGTGAACTCGACGGGTATCCAGTCGTAGAGCGTCTTCAGCCGGTCGGCGATCTGCTGACGGCTGCCAGGGTTGAACGAGACGAGCTTGAGCTTCTCGTAGGTCTCGCCCTTGGCGAACTCGACGATGTACTCCTCGCCGTTCTCGTCCCAGCGGCGCACCTTGGTGCGACGACCGGCGGTTACGACGACGGCCTGCCCCTTGTACCGGACGGGCTCGACCCACGGCCTGAAGGTGGCGCGGAGCTGGTCCTCCAGCTCGGCCTTCCGGGCACGCAGGATGCCCTCAAGGGCCTCCGCCGCCTCGCGGTCGAACAGGAAGCCGAAACGCTCCTGCAGATGGATGATGAACTGGACGTCGTGTTCGAGGCGGACGGCCTCGAAGTGGAACTCCTTCTCGGCGCACTTGTCCCAAAGAGCCTCGGTGGTGACCGGGTCCTGGGCGGCGTACTCCTCCATCTCCTGGGTGAAGCTGTGCCACTCGCCCTCGTAGTCGGCCTTGAGGACGCCGAGACGGATGCCCCAGGCCTTGAGCGAGTGCTTGCCGACCAGCTTCTGCTTGGCGAAGTCGAAGGGCCGCTTGCCCTTCTTGATGGCGTCGGCGTCGATCTGCTTAATGTGCGGCCAGATGAGCGGCGCGTAGACCATCGTGTCGTGGACCACGCAGCTCGGCTTCAACTTGAACCAAGGGTAGACCTTGGTGATCGCCGGGATGTCGAACTTGATGATGTTGTGACCGCAGACCTCGTCGGCCTCGGCCAGGACCATCAGGCCATCCACGATGCTCCCATCGCGGGGCGCTGGCGTACCATCAGCGAAGAAGCCGTCGTTGTAACGGCGGCGCTCGCCGGTCGCCTTGTCGAGGATGTGCAGAGTGTGGACGACGGTCAGCTCGTCGAGCAGCCCGTTCGTCTCGATGTCGAAAATCTTCAAAGAGCCGCTCCAAAGAAAAAGGGGGCCCCCGAAGGGACCCCCTGTGGGTCAGCCGGATGCGGCTGTGCGCCGGTTAGGCGAGGAGCGCGGCGATGCGCTCCCGGACGCGCTGGGCGCGCTCGCTGGTGTCGAAGCTAGCGGTGCGAAGGCTCACCTCGCTGGCGAGTTTGTTGCGCAGCGCGGTCTCGCGGGTGCGGCTCGCGGCGCGGGCGGCCTGCTCGCGCTCGACGATGGCATCGAGGCGACCGACGGTGCGATCC